GGCCCTATTCCTTGCTGGAAGGCTCCGGGAGGCTGGCGTGGAAATACGACGGCTTTTCCGACCTGCATATCCGGGCGCGGGTAGGCTTCCCACAAAGCGGTGGAGGCCGGGCAGGTGTATTCCTCGGCAACCTGTTCTGCTGCTTAAACTATGATACCCAGCGGGTGGAACTATACCAAGGCTCCACGCTTTTGGGAAGCTACTCCACCAGCTTTTCCAAGACCCCGGATGCGGCGCTTCACAGCAACCCGACCGTTTACACCATCGAGATGCGCAAGCGCGGGAACCGCGTCCGGGTGTACTCCGGCTCCAGCTACACCCTGCGCTTTACCGCCACGGTGAGCGCCACCTCCGGCTATGCGGGCATACAGGCGGACAACGAGATCGTCTGTGACCTTTTGCGGGCCGGGGACGCTTGGGCCTATGAGCCTTATGAATGTTTCGATGTGGTGTACCCGGATGGCAACCGCACCAGCTTTGGACGCATTGCCCGCTCCGGTGTGACGTGGGACGAGGAATTTCAGGTTTTCTCGGTCAACAGCGACGTGGACGAAGGCTCCACCCGCAGCGAGGATATTTCCCTCGACTATGATTTCTTTCATTCCCACCTGCTGGAATTATCCTGCGGGAATGATTACACGGCGAAGGTGATCCCACGGGATATGAACGTCTGGACGGCCCGGCTGTTTTTGGGCGACGCGGACGGTTTTTCGATTCTTTACTATCAGGACGTGGATTCGCTGGTATATTGGGCCAACGAGGCTGCTTACCGGTGGGGCCTGCGCGGCATTGCTATCTGGTCTTTGGGACAGGAGGATATGCGGCTGTGGGAGGTCATGCCGAAGCAAATATAAAACCGGAACGGGCGCTTTGCCGCATGGCAGGCACTCGTTTCCTATGAAAAAAGGAGGACAACGATGAAAACTGTATGGAATTGGATTCAGGCAGCTTTGGCTGTCATGGGCGGAGGGCTGGGCTGGTTCTTCGGGGAAATGGACGGCTTCTTTTATGCGCTCATTGCCTTTGTGGTGATCGACTACCTAACCGGCGTGATGTGCGCCATCCTCGATAAGACACTGTCCAGCAATGTGGACTTTAAGGGGATTTTCCGCAAGGTGCTGATCTTCGTCATGGTCGGCATCGGCCATGTGATCGACACCCAGCTTATCGGTAGCGGCGACGCGCTGCGCACTGCGGTGATCTTCTTCTACATTTCCAACGAGGGTGTGAGCCTTTTGGAAAATGCGGGCCATATCGGCCTGCCCATCCCGGAGAAGCTCAAAGAGGTGCTGGCGCAGCTCCATAACCGCACCGAGGAGGACAAAGACACGGAGGGCAAGGAATGAGGATCACGGTAAAATTGACCCGCGCCGAGAATACGGCCCTGCTTGGCGCGGGGCCGGTGGAGCTGGATTTGGAGGAATATCTCTGCGGCGTGGTGCCTTCCGAGATTTACGAAAGCTCCCACATGGAGGCGCTCAAAGCGCAGGCGGTGGCTGCCCGCACCTTTGCGGTCAAGCGGGCCATGGCCGGAACCGTGGTGGACGATACCACCAGCTTTCAGGCATACCGCGCCCCGCTGGCAGAGTCCAGCCCCCGCAGCAGGCAGGCTGTGGTGGAAACCGCCGGGCAGGTCTTGACCTACGGCGGGGAGATCATCGACTGCTTTTACTCTGCCTCCAATGGCGGCACCTGCAAACGCAGCGGCGAGGTATGGAGCCGGGACTATCCCTACTATGTCCATAAGCCTGACCCATGGGATACGGCGGCCCGCGAGGAAAAGCCCACCGCCGCCAGCCATGGCGTGGGGCTTTCGCAGGTGGGCTGTATGTGGGCGGCCCGGCAGGGAATCCCTTACAACGAAATATTGGCCTTTTATTACAACGGCGCTGCTTTGGTGCATGAATACGGCACCGGCAGCGTCGTCGGCTTTGAAGAAGAAACAGGAGGAGAAATGGGTATGAAATTAGTGGAATCCTTTTTGACGAAAAACCCCTGCTATACGGCGGGGAGAAAAATCACGGTAAAGGGGCTGATGCTTCATTCTGTGGGATGCCCGCAGCCGAAGGCGTCGGTCTTTATCAATTCTTGGAACAGCCCCAGCTATGACAATGCCTGTGTGCATGGTTTCATTGACGGCAACGACGGGACGGTCTATCAGACGCTCCCTTGGAACCATCGCGGCTGGCATTGCGGCTCCGGCTCCAAGGGCAGCGGCAATAATACCCATATCGGCGTGGAAATGTGTGAGCCTGCCTGCATCAAATATACGGGCGGCGCAACCTTTACCTGCTCCGACCTTGGCACGGCGCGGAAGGTGGCGGAGCGCACCTACAATGCGGCGGTGGAGCTGTTTGCCATGCTCTGTAAGCAATACGGCCTGAACCCGCTGTCCGATGGCGTGGTTATCAGCCACAAGGAGGGCCACAGCCGGGGGATCGCCTCCAATCATGGCGACCCGGAGCATTTATGGACACAGCTCGGTATGGGCTACACCATGAATACCTTCCGGCAGGCGGTAAAAGCAAAGATGGAGGGCGGCTCCTCCGGCGGCACTTCCGGCGGGACACTTTACCGGGTAAGAAAATCTTGGGGCGATGCTGCCTCCCAGCTTGGGGCCTTTTCGATTTTGGATAACGCCAAGGC